CTCGGTCATTACCTCAGGCGTAACACCTTCGACACCCGACGCGTTCAGGATCTCGGCTGCGCCCGTAGGCCCAGTCGTACCCTTAAGCTGCAGCGACACGCGCGGAGCGATAGGCTCCGGAGAAGGCCGCTGCGTAGCCAGCTTGTCCATGGTTAGCTCGAAGTGTGTGATCGCCCTGCGTTTCGCGTCATCCGGAAGACCCTCAAATTCGGGCGACTTCAGGAACAGCGCAAGTACGTCTGCATGTACCTGGTGGTTGTCAAACGGCAGAGGCATGAGGGAGGCCCGTTCGATTACGGCCTGAACCTCTTCCATACTCTGGGGAGGCTCTCCGGTCTCTGGGTTGATTCCCTGTTGCAGCTGCGCGATGGCATCCTGTACAGCAAACTCGTTGATAGGGCGGCCCTCGATGATTTTCTCATGCTCGCGCTGAGCCGAGTCCTCATCCGCCTGGAATGTTCTTGCCACTCCAGCCATGTCGCCCATATCGAGGTACTTGTAGGCCTTGTCGGGAGCCAGAATCCCCTTGTCGATGAAGTCTAGGATTCTCGCCTGCTTCCCTGCGCGAGTGCGCGGGAGAGCGGAACCCGCCTCCACACTGATGGAGATGCCGCTGTCGATGTCAGCCTTCGTGAAACGCTTGACCTGTACCGAACCTCCAGACCCCTTGATGTGAAGCAATCGAGGCTCGGCATAGTACTTCTGCGCAAACGAGAGCATGATCTGACCCGCCTGACCGACCGACTCCTCGATGAGTTGGATGGTCGGGGCTAGTCGATCTGTCGCCATTTCCTGAAGTAGATCAATGGCGATTCCGGCCTCCACGTTGGGAGGCACGTTGCCCTCAGTTACCTCGGTTAGTGCGAACACTTCACGCAACGCGTTACGGATACCCTCCAGATGATCAAAGATGTATGGAGGCATACTCGGAAGCCTCTCAGCTTCCGGCTTGTGATCCTCAAACGGTGTGTAGAAGTACATCGCCCCAGGCTCCGACGTGATCCGCTGTGAAGTCGAACCGTGCGGTGCCCAGTACCGAGGCTTGATGGTTAGGTTCTTGTACTCGACGATCTGCGAGATTGTGCGGTTTAGCTCCTTCTGCAGCGGGATGGCGTGCTCCACAACCGAGGAATCGTACACCTGTCCAGGAACCCGAACTCCGGGAAACTTCACAATGGGAAGCTGCGTAGTCGGATACGGCCAGGGACTGTCCTCTAGAATCTGCTGTGGCTTGTCCATCCACACCACGTATCGTCCGTTGGGAATAGAAGCCGATGGCCGGAAGTAGCCAATGTTGACTGACTTCACAGTAGGCTCAGACTCCTCACTCTTGCCGAACGGCAACGTAGCGTCTGCTGGAGCAGAGATGGAATCGGGAGTTACTGTAACTCCCCACCGCTGCCGAATCTCATCGGGGTCGAGGTGATGCACACAGACTGCATACTTGCAGTCGTCGAATACTCTGGCAGACGGGTCTAGGTAAACATCAAAAGGAGAAATGGTCTCTACCTTGATGTCTCCCATATAGACCGTCTGCTGCTGAGGCTCGATTCCGAACATCTGTAGCTGCGCTCGGAACGCATCCTTCAACGCGTCGTCGATGATGGGATTCCCCTGAGGATCTAGCGTAAACGTCATCGGCTTACCCGCGTGTTCGTCCCAGCTGATCTTCCAGAATCCCTGTCCTGCGATGATCCCCCACAAGAGGGCCTCCTGTAGACGATCATCAAGATGCATGGTCTCCCACCAGTACTCCAGGAGACGTTCAGCCATCTGAGCCGCTTTGAAGTCGTGCTCCGATCCGGAACCCGGACTGGCGGTCATCACTGGCTTGGTCTTGGTGTACTTGGCGAGCAGCGAGTGCGCTCCCGTTAGGATCTGGTTAGAAACCAGACGCACGATGTAGCGTGGTAGCTCTCCATCGTCTACGGGACGAGACTCCAATCGTCTCGTGTGCCTGTTGTAGTAGGTGTACTGCCGCCCTTTGTAGAACGCCAGGTTCACCTTCCACTGCTGCTCCAGGGTCTGGCGACCACGACGCAGCGAATCCAGCTTGCGCTGGAGATCAGCAGCAGTCTCCAGCTTGGAGACCGGCTTTACTGCGTTCGTGAACTCCGCATCCTGCGCCATGTATCACCTCCTAGTAAACGATGGGGCGCTCAGGGCGCGTGGGGATCTCAACCTCAGTGTTCTCGAAGCCCACTTGCTCAAGTAGGCGCTCGAAATCG